GAGAACAGTCACTTGAGGTTAACCAGACCACCAAGGAACATGGCCGAACAAGGTCCGTAGAACTCTCTTGTACAGCAGATTAGTTTTGCCGAAAGGTCTGATATTGATCTTTTTGTCTGGCATTACATAAGTTGAAAACATTTCAAGAAAATCAGGGTGAGCACGATCTACCAACAAATTACAATAGATTGGCTCGAAATCATTTTTAGATTCAAGACACTTCTCTATTTCCAGTTGGGCTGTTACTGATATTCCATAAATTTCCTCAACAAGTAAGCGAGTTTTGAATGGGATCTCTATCTTCTGGCAGGGATCAATCTTGAGGGCATTTAACAGTTGATCCTTATGGTAAACATCCAGGGTATCAATATAACTTTGACGGATATTTACTGTTTTTGTCATCCTTAGTCCATAATCAGCTAGTGCAGTTATAATTGGGCATCCAGCATATTGGAATTTTAAACTAAGGGATTTGGCACGTAGTAAGGTTTTCTTCATCTTACTACCACATCCATGATATTTCATGTCGCCCCAACCAAAGGTTGAAACAACATAGACAGGGTCAGTTACAACAACAAGATCATCCACATCGAAAATATTACCACAAAAGGACATTTTGTTGTAATAATGCGACGTTTCCAACTTTATTGTGAACCCGAGATCCTTGTAATCATTGACGTTTGGAGCATGAGTTTCGTGTTTATAGGCAACAAGTGAGTCGTCACCTTCTACAAAACAGTCAGGAATGTATTTATTCTTCATGTACGATACAAAATTGATAATCATCAGGTTTGAGAACCCATTTCCTAATGAAGTGCACATTTCCCCAGATTGGCGTGTGGCAGGAATCTGGACAGTAAAGTATTTGAACAAACAAATGTTCAATCCAGCTATCACATTGCGCAACATGTATTGGAACCATGTCTTGCATGCGAGAAATTGTGTCATGTAATCATACATTGTGAATTCTATGGCTTCATAAACATCCTTCGTGAAGTGTGCTTCGAAACTCGTAAAATCAGCAGCAGCAAAGAACTTATAGCCGCTGAATGTTTCCTTCATGATTCTGGGTCTGTCGGAAACAGGAATTTTCTTTATAAAATTAGGTAGTGAAAAAACTTGTTTTTCAATTTGCTTGAATATCGGCCCAACGAGACATTTGAACTCGTCTGATCGGGAGAAAATTCCTCTGGCATGCTTGAAGCTCACATACCATTCATGTTTTACAAAACATTTTAAGCTTGTAAATTTTTTATTTTTAAGGATTTCCATAGGATCAAGATCTTTAATCTTTTCCCATGTTCTGCACAATTCATCTTTGCGTCTTCTTGAATAGTTAGTATTTTCTATCCATGTATGGAAGGACACATCAATATCAGGACTTAAAGGCACAAGGTTTTTCTTGCACCATCTATATACAAATCTTCGTAATTTTCGTAGTTTTATTTTATTTACAGGAGGCGTTTTATAGGCGATACGTTTTGAAACCCCAATAGCTGCATTGACAGGATCTGAAATGTCTGGAATGGGAGGCACCGAATCCAGCAGCACCGGTCCCAAGTTAATCATCATTGGTTTATTATTATTATTTTCAAATGGTTTAACATTGGTTTTTATTTTTACATCCGTTCTTATTTCAGATTCATTTAAGGCCACAAACTTCTCACGAAGAGTGTAACCCATCAAGTCGCCTATAGAGGCAGTTATTGGGGAGGAAGAAAACCCAAGCGTTGCTGCTTGAGTTTGACAATTGACAAATATTGACCATACACGAATGCTGCAGTGTCAACATAGACGGAACGCATCACTTTTCTGTCTAAGCCAACAATGCTACAATTTTGAATAAATTGATCAATTCGAGTTTTTGCCAGTCCGAGAGACTCCAAATTTGTGAAGTTTCTCATGCACATAGCTTCTGTAGCCAATTCTTCACTTACGAACATATCGGTTTCATGCCATCCCTCAGAAGCAACATGTGACACTCCAACACTACCGCCAGCGGTGTATGAAGTGACTTTATAATGAACCATGTGTGCATTTCTTGTGATATCCCTAGAGGAATGAGCGTCATGACGATCCGCAATGACAGGGACCTCCTTTATTCTGGTCCAATGAACCTTGTGGGCTTCAGTTAATATCTTGAAGGCTCCTACAATTCCAGAATGTTTTTGTATTTTATAAAAATCTCTGATTGAGGTGTGGGCAGTTTTTACTAATTGGTAGGTACCATAAGAACCCAACAAAATTGTCCCCCACTTTGAGTAGTTGACTGTTATGTCAGGTTTTAAAAAGAAACATCTAGCTAGATTGACTAGATTATTTGTACAAAAATTAAACAGGTTCATTGCTTTCATATCTAAATAAAGACCTGCGATACTACCAAAAACTTTTAGTAAATTAATTGAAAATTTCCTTAAAAATTGCGATTCTTGAATATTAGGGTTAGGGTGAGAAAAACTTGTGAATTTCCCACCTGGTTGGATTAAAGGAAGATTTGGTTTTGGTTGTTGTACAGGAATTGGAACAGCGGCAGGTTGAGGGTTTTGATCACCATCAAAAAGAGGCTCGGGTTCATCATTCCCGGCTATCTTCCTCATGGCTTCAATCATTCCAGCGGCATGCTCAGCATCATCTACTTGCATTGGTTGCTCTTCATATTCATCACCAAGGTCATCAACGCCATCAAAGATATCATTTTTCTTATCAGGCACTTGTTCTTCTTTTTCGTGTCTGGTTTCCCAGTGAACACTAAATTTATCTTTACACCTTGTTG